CTGATGCGCACGGCCGCCACAGGCGAGGTGCCGCTGCCGCCGCCGCAGCGCCTCGACTACGTCCAGGGCGAATACCTGCAGGGGCTGCAGGTCGTCAAGGAAGGCTATCGCCGCGCCATTCAGGCGGCGATGGGCAGCAACTTCCTGCCGACGCAGGCGCAGCGCCGCAACGAAAAGTCCGGGACGGCGCTCGACAAAATCGACGCGGCCGCGGCGCAGGGGACGTATCACTTCGTCCACAGCTACGAGACGATGATCCGCCGCGTCGGCATCATCCTCGAGGACATGGCGTCGTCGATCTACGACTACACGGGCGAGACGGGGACGATTGGCGCGGCCGGGGATGCGGTCAACGTCCGCATCAACGATCCGGCGGACCCCGACAGCATCTCGACGCAGGGCGACTACCTCGTCACGGTGTCGACGGCGCCGAGCTCCGAGAGCGAACGCAGCGCGGCGGAAGATTTCACCGAGACGCTGGTGCAGAACATCGGGATGATCGCGCAGTTGAGCGGGCCCAAAGTCGCGTCGGCGATCTTCGCGCGCTCCGTGCGGATGCGGAACCTCGGGCCGATTGGCGATGCGATCGCGGACCTCATCGAGCCGCCGGAGTTCAAGAGCGAGACCGGCGAGCCGGTGTCGCCGGAAGTGGCGCAGTTGCAGGCCCAGGTGCAGCAGCTCACCCAGCTGCTCGAGCAGGCCAAGCAGATGGTCGGCAGCAAGACGCTCGAGCTCCAGAGCAAGCAGCAGATTGCGCTCTTGCAGGAGCAGGGCGACAGTCAGCGGAACCGCGAGGACAACGAGACGCGGCTGGCGGTGGCGGCGCTGACGGCGAAATACGAGACGTTGCAGAACGCGATGACGTTGCTCGCCGAGGAGCGGGCGCGGGTCGGGGTGCAGCAGCACGAGCGGGCGACGGATGCGCTCGACGCGGCCCGCGAACTGCGGCTCGAGGGGCGGCAGCATGTGCACGAAGCGGCGTTGAGCGCGGCCGAGGCCGCGGCGTATCCCTCGGCACCGCCGGTGCCGAACGGGTTCCCGCCGGCGCCGGGCGGCCCTGTCTAACCTTCCGAGAGGAGCGACCCATGCGTGACACGGACGAGGACAAGGGCACGGCGCCCACCGACAAGGCGGCGCTCGGCGACACGCTGGCGGGGTGTCCGCGGTGCGGCTCGTTCGAGCTGCACTGGACCAACCAATCGGCGTGGCGCTGCCCGCTCTGTGGGCACACGTTCACGGACCCGGCGTACTACCAGCGGGTGCCGGCGCCGGTCGAGACGCCCGAGACGCCCGAATAAGGGTTGCGGGCGGTTCCGCCCCTGTCTGACACTGGCCCGACCGCTCCGGACAGGCCCGATATGCCAGACGACTTCGCTGGCGCTGCATCCGCGCAGGCGCCGGCCGCATCCGACACGCCCTCGATCGCGCCGTCCGTCTCCGCCGAACAGGCGGCGGCGGACACGGGCGACTTCGAGGCGTTCGATCGCGCGCACGTCGCCACCCGGCAGGGCAAGCCCGTCCCCGATGTCCCCCGGCCCGCTGCACCCGCGCAGCCGGCGACCAGCACGGACGGCGCGGCGGCGGCCGACGAGCCGACCGATCGCGTGGTCTCCAAGCGCCAGCAGGCGATCAACGACTACGAACGCCGGATCGCCCTGCAGGAGCAACGGCTCCGCGACCTCGAGAGCCGCATCGCGCGGCCGCCGGTGTCCGGACCGGCGCCGGGCGCTGCACCCGCGCAGCCCCAGCCTGGACAGCCGCCCAACGGGCACCCGCCGCAGGAAACCCCCAAACAGCGCGTCGCGCGCTACCTGGGCCTGCCGGATGCGCCGAAGGTCGATGACTTCGACACGTATCCGGAATACAACGCCGCGCAAACGCTGTTCCTGCAGGACAAGCTCCACGCCGAGCAGGCCGCGGTGCGCGGGCAGCAGGAACAGCAGCAGCAGCGGCACCAGGCGCTCCTCGTGCGCGATCAGTCGTTTCGCGAACGCCTGACCGCGGCGAAAGAGGCCGACCCGGCGTTCGTCGAGGCGCTCTCCGACGACGCCCGCAATCTCGGCGGCATCGACCATGCGCTCCGCAGCGGTCAGCAGCCGGGGCCGGTGCACATCATCGGCGAGCTCGTCTACGACAGCCCGCACGCCGTCGCGTTCCTCAAGCACATCTCGGCCGACCCGGCGGCCCTCGCGCAGCTCGTCGCGCCGCCGGCGCATCTGCAGCGGCTGCCGCCGCAGGTCCGCGCTCAAGCGCACATCGATCACCTGGTGACGGAGTTTCGCCGTCTCGAAGGCCGGTTGGCCTACGAGGAGGCGCTGGCCGCGCGTGACGGCGCCGCCAGCGCGTCTCCGGCACCGCCCCGTAGTGTCTCGTCTGCGCCGCCCCCGCCCCCCACGCTTGGCAAAGCCGGCCGCTCGACCGACCCCGTCGCCGCCGCACTCGCGCGGGGCGATTTCGAGGCGTTCGATGCCGTCGAGGTTGAGAAGCGTGTGCAACGGCGGGCTGGCCGCGCCTCGTGAGGATGTCCCATGCCGACGAATACGTTTAACAAGGCCACCTGGGTGGCGATGAAGGGGCTCTCGCTCCTCAAGAACTCGCTGGCCGTCGCGCCCTACTTCAGCGACGAATACTCCGGCGACTACGCGCAGAAGTTCGCCATCGGGCGGACGATGACCGTGCCGCTGGCGCAGCGCTACACGGTGCAACGCAATGACATGACGTTCACCGCGCAAAACCTCGACCGCCCGACGACCTCGATCAGCATCGACCAGACCGGCACGATCGCGCTCGAGTGGGCCTCGATCGAAGCGGCGCTCGACATGGAGCGCGGCAAAGAGCGCGTCGAAGAGATTTACCTGAAGCCCGCGATCGCCTATCTGCGGCAGGAGATCGAGACGAGCGCGGCGGCGTTCGCGGCGCAGAACACCAACATGATCGAGGGGATCCTCGGCACCAACCCCGCGACCTACGACGCGACGTCGGGCGCGGCGCTGCAGCGGTTGACGCAGATGGGTTGCCCGGTCGACGACGACAATCTCGGGCTCTTCCTGCCGCCGGTGGTCAATCGCAGCGTTAAGACGTCGAGCAACGCCTACACGAACCCGACGCTCGACATCTCGCGGCAGTTCCGCACCGGCTTCATCCAGAAGTCGGACTCGTTCGACTGGTATGCGTGCAATTCGCTGTATCGGCACACGGCGGGCACCTGGGCCGGCGCGGTGACGATGAGCGCGGCGGCGAGCCAGAGCGGCGCGTCGATCAACATCATCGGCACCAGCGGCGACACGTTCAAGAAGGGGGACAAGTTCAGCATCGCGGGCGTGAACGAAGTCAACCTGATGACCCGCACGGTGACGAGCACCGCGACCGCGGGCACCAAGACGTTCACGGTCACCGCTCCGGTGACGCTGGCCGGCACGACGGGCACGCTGGCGATCTATCCGCCGATCTACGGGCCGCTCTCGCACTACCAGAACGTCGACGCGCTGCCGGCGCCGTCGGCGGCGCTGACCCTCTGGCCGGGCACGACGGCGCCCAACGGCAAGGTCGGGAAGATCGGCCTCGGGCTCTACCCGGGCGCGTTCTTCATCGCGGGCGTGAAGCTCGACGAGCCGCAGAAAGCGGAGTTCTGCCGGCAGTATCAGGACAAGAAAACCGGCATCGCGGTCCGGTTGATTCAAGACTGGGACAACCGCACGAGCTCGCTGACGACGCGCTTCGACATGTCGTGGGGCTTCGGCATCGGCCTCGCGGAGCAGTGCGCCGTCGCGATCGCGTGCGCCTAAGTGACGGAGGGCGAGGTCGGCCGCGTCACGTGGACGCTGCTGATCGTGGTGCTGGTGCTGGGGTGGCTGGCGGCGATCGTCCGACGCCGCTAGTCGCCTGACCGGGCACCAGGAGCAGGGGTTGGGCGCCGGCGCGCCTGACCGGGCCGCTGGTCGGGACGGTCACACGCACGACCGGCCGGCGGTGACTCGGAGGCAGACCGCGTCGTTCGAAAGTGAGGATCCGATGAGTGTCCGCGTTGTCCGCACCGCGCTCGAGGAAGGCCCGCA